GACGGCGTCGAGCAAACACTGGCGGCGGACACCGACTACCGAGTTTTCGGAATTGGCACCGCGCGGCACGCTCGCGTTGAGCCGGCGTACAACGGGTCATGGCCCACCAGCGTTCGTTACGACGACGAGGCCGTGCGCATCCGCTTCACCGCGGGCTATGCGACCCCGGCGCCGGACGCGCTACCCGGCGCGATCAAGCAGGCGGTCTTCCTGATGGTCAAGGCCCTCATGGATTTGAGCGCTCGCAATCTCTTCATCAGCGCCGAGTCGGTGGAGGGCGTAGGCTCGCGGAATTTCGTCGTCACCGAGAACGGCGCAATGATCATGCGCAACACTGGCGAAAACCTCTTGCAGACTTTTCGGGTGTACGAATGAGAATGATCCGCAACGCCCTCGCCGCCGTCGGCGCTTGTATCGCAGCAGCGGCGGGAGCGGCTCCGGCCGGCCTCTACAATCTCGGCGACAGCGCGGTCACGGCCGCGGTCACGGCTCAAGTCATCACGGCGGGTGTGTCGTCTCAAGGCGTGGCTCAGGCGTTCATCTCCAAGCTCGAAGGTTCGAGCGCAGCGACGATCCAGGCCAATTTTACATATGGCTCCGGCGGCACGACGCTAAAGGTCGACGTTGAAACCTCTCTTGATCAGGGAACGACGTGGGTGCCGATCTGCCGCTTCGCCTTCACGACGGCCAGCGCGGAGAAGGTGGCGAACGTTTCCGGCATGACGCCGAAGATCGCCGCTTACACGCCGGTCACGCTATCCGACGATGTGTGCGTTGACGGCATTCTCGGCGATCGAGTTCGAGCCAAAGTGACGTCGACCGGAACATATGCCGGCAACACCAGCATCAGCGTGCGCGCGGCGGTTAGATGAGCAGTGATTGGTGGCAGACGTATCGCGCTCTGTGCCGCCAGCCATTGACGGTAAAGCGATACACTGGCGCTGGCGTCAATCGCCCGAGCTTCGAGACTTCGGTGCGCGGCAATGCTCGCCAGTTTTCATCGGCCGAGCTGCTCGCTGACATCCGGCAGGGCGACTACCAAGTCATCTTACTCATGGAAGACCTGATCGCGCAGCAATTCGCACTGCCAGTGACGACCGCCGACAAAGTGGTCGTCGACGGCAAGGAAATATCCGTGATCGTCGCCAAACTGCGAAAGGACCTCGACGGCAATCAGGTCGCGTATGAGTGCCAGTGCAGAGGTTGATTGGCCGGACTGGCCCGGTAATACAGCAATCGTCATAGGAACAGGTCCGAGCGCATCGTTTGATTCTCTGGCGCCGCTGCGCGGAAGGGCTCGAGCGATTGCGATCAAAAAATCGTGGCTGTTGGCGCCTTGGTCCGACGTACTGTACGGCTCCGATCGAGGTTGGTGGATCGCGAACCGCGGCGTGCCCGAGTTCGCCGGCTTGAAGTTGTCGGCCTCACCGAGCGTCTGCCGCCTACACAAATTCCCGACCGTCACCCCGAAGCCAGGAGCCAAAATCCTAACGGGCGAAACGGGAGTCGTCGGATCGGGCCTCCCGGCGGGAGACGGGCATTCCGGTTTCCACGCGATCAATCTCGCCGTCCAGTTCGGAGCTAAGCGGATTGTTGTCGTGGGTTTCGACATGACGCTCGAGAACGGAGCGCATTGGCACGCGGCCACGGTCGCGGAGACGCTTACGCACAACAAGGTGAGGGCGTGGCGCGAATCGCTAGACGCCTGCGCGCCGCAGTTTGAGGTACTCGGAGTCGAGGTTCTCAATGCTTGCCCGCACTCGGCGCTGACGGCGTATCGAAAGGTGACATTCAATGAGCTTGTTGATCTCGTTTCTTTATCTTCTGCTCCACATTGCGGTCATTCTCCTGGTGGCGTTCGGGATCGTGTGGCTGGTGAAGTGGATATTCGGCATCAGCATCGATCCTGAAGTCTACAAATGGGGCAAGATCGTCGTCGTTCTGCTCATCGTCATCACGATAGTAGTGTGGGTCGCAGGCGTCATGGGCTACGGTAGCGGGCATCTTCTTTGGCCCTGACGATTCAAGCTGAGCCAATTGACCGCGACATCGAATTGTCGCTGACGGAAGCCTCACCGCAACAGCAATCAGCGATAGTCTCTCAGTTCGCGTCCGACCAGATCGCAGAGGCGCTTAAGGTAGACCAACAGGCCCTCGGCCAAACGCCTCGCTATACGGTCACGGTGGATGGCCACGCTAATGCAGCACTAGCCACGGCGCGCGCGGACTCGACGATTACGGTCGAGTTCCAGCTATTCAACGACGTCCTGACGTGGATCGACGACCAACTGATACAGAACTCGCCCGTGGGGCAAACCCACGACCCACATCCTGGGCTTTACCAGAGATCCCATGAGCTGCTCGCCGACGGCGTGCCGACCGATCCTCACGGCATCATCCCCGACGCGGCGGAATACGTGTTCGTGAACACAGCGCCCTACGCGAGAAAGATCGAGACCGGGGAATCGTCTCAGGCTCCTGACGGCGTCTATCAAGCGGTCGCGGTGCTCGCAGCTAGACGCTTCGGCAGCATCGCAAAAATCACATTCGAGTACCGCGCTGCGGTTGGCGCCTCATCCGGCCGTGCCGGCAATCTTTTCAACCCTGCCGTCGTCGTCAAGACCCGCGGAGGCTGACTATGCCGAGTGCGGCTGTCGAAGCGGCGTTCCAGGCAAGACTTGCGGCTAATTGGTCGCAGACGCCGATCATATCCGAGGGACCGCACGACCCGCCAGCGAACGCAAACGCATTCCTCGTCGTGCAATACCCGGTTCAGAGCGCGACCAAGCCGGTGCTGCAGCGGGTCTACTTCGAGGAAGGTGCCGCGCGCATGGTCCTGAACGTCAGGACCGGCATCGGCCTGCCGTATGCCCTCGGACTCGCTGACAGCCTCGCCGCACTATTCAGGACCGCGACGTTCGATGGAGTAGAGACGTTCGCGCCATCGGCGCCGATCATCAACGATCAAAATGACGACGGCAATTGGTTCGAGATCGCCGTGATCGTCCCATACTCGTATCAGTTCAACGGCTGACAACAGGAGCACCACTATGGGCGACATCAAAACTGCATCGGGCTCTAAGCTCTACATCGGGCCAGCCACAACGTCTCTGACCGACACGCTCGCTGAGTTTCGATCAATCACCGCATGGGTCGAGATTGGCCTGATCGAGAACATGGGCGAGATCGGCGACGAGGCGTCGGCGGTCACGGGCGCAGCGATCGGCGACAGTCGCATCCGAAAGGCAAAGGGCGCGCGCGACGCCGGGACGATGGCCGTCGTTTGCTTCCACGATCCAGAGGATCTCGGCCAGATTGCCGCCATCGCGGCGTCAGAGACGAGCGACAACTACGCGTTCAAGCTGACGCTGAACGACGCGCCGACGGGCCAGATCGGCAGTATTGAGTATTTTAGGGCGCTTGTGATGGGCGAGCGTCTGAACGTGGGCACAAACGACAACATCATGCGGCGAAATTTCAATCTCGCCGTGAACTCTGCGGTCATCACAGACCCGTCGACCTGACCGCGTCCGCAGTAATAAAGCGGGGCAGTCGGTGGCGGCGCGGCGTTGTCATCCTCCTGCGCCGCGCCGTTTCAACTGAGGAGGATCATCGAGGATGATGTTTTATGAGGATGGACGATCTAAAGGTTGACGTTGCAAAGCTGGAAGATGGCGATTGGGTAAGCGACATTCCGGAAATGAACGGCCTTCGATTGAAGACGCGCGGCATTGGCAACAAGCAGTGGCGAAAAATGCAGGCGCGGTTGAGCGCGGCAACGCCTCGAAATAAGCGCGATGATCCCGACGAAATGGAGCGCATCTTAGCCACGCTGATCCGCGAGACGGCGCTGCTCGATTGGGACGGCATCGAAGGTCCGGATGGCAAGCCGTTGCCGTACTCGAAAGAGCAGGCGAACGAATACCTGACTAATCCGGAGTATGATCGGAAGTTTTTCAACGCGGCAGTGTGGGCTGCTGGCGTCGTCGCGGATAAGAACAAGGCGTCCGTCGAGGCCGACGCAAAAAACTGATCGCCGCGCTCCGCTGGTACAATCAATGGGGCGCGGCTGTTGCAACTTCCGTTAAACTGATCGAGCTGGGCAGAGAACCGCTTCCGCAG